CTTAACATTTTTGCATAAAATTCATGATCTGACGTTAAATAATCATAACGCTCTTGAGAGAGTCCCGTTTCTGCTTTTGGTAAAAATATACCCATTTTTTTCGCTGCTTGAGTTTGAAGCTTCGACATCGGGATCATTGTTGCCGAAAGAGCGTGATCGATGGCGTGATATATTTCTTCTCTTACACTATTTTCAAGTTCTGTCATGTTAAGTTGTCCATTAGACATATATTCATATGGGTTAATGATAACTTTATTTGATACTTCATCATAAGCAGCTGCTACTTGACCACCACTTTGGCTAAAACCGGGACGAAATGATCGATACATCCTATCTGTTTGAGTGCCTTCGTGGACTAATTCTACTGGAAGGTTTTGAATGATTTTTAATATCTCAGGCTTCAAAACGTCAAATTTTTGTAGTATCTGTTCGCGGCTTTGATCTTTAAATCTATCCATATTCTGAATAAATTTTACAAAGGCTTCTTTTCTTTGCTCACTTAAATAATTAAGAGCGATTTTTCCCTTTATCTCTCTTTCTTTTTGGGTAATTTGACGCTTGATGTCAGAATTAACATTTTCATCTTTGGCTTCTGGATAGGCGTTGTAAAAGGCGCCCAAAAAAGAATCTTTTACAACTTGTGCTACTTGAGTTTGAGCGGGGCGATCAGGAGGACCGGCTATAGCAGATTTTGGCCCACCCAGAGAGCCAGCTAAGATGGCAGCTGCTGTTGCCCATGGTATTCCTTTTCTTCTTGCCCAGTCCTTGGCTCTTTTCCAAAATTTTGCTTCTGTTAATTTGCCTTCATGCAGCAATTGAAGATCATCTCTAAAGCCTTCTAATACTATTTTGACGACTTCTTCAGTTATTATTTGTTTTAGTTGGCTTTCAAGAATTATCATAAGTGTAATAATTAGTTCGAAGTTTTCTTATTATCGCGCTGAATTCGCTTAAAGTCCTCGGTCATCGAAGACCAATTGATTTCACTGATGCCGTCTTCAAACATCATAATGCCTACCTTTAGCTTATTAAACGTAAACTCAAACTCTTTAATTGTCCAGTCAATACTCTGTTTAGTCTGAAAAGATAAGCTTGGGCTGTATAATTGCATTAGATCATAATTTTCAGCTATTAGTTTCTTGTTTTCTGGAATTGTCTTAAACGCTTTAAGTTTGCTTTCTTGGTTGTTGCAGAATTCAATTACTTCATCTATCATTATGTCTCTTTCCTCAACGAAAAAAGGAAGTCTATTTGCAACCGTTTTTAAACCAACGCCAGGCACGCCATCTAGATTATCAGATTTATCGCCAACAATCGCACGTGCTAAAGCAAAGTTGTTTGGGTGAATATTGTATTCGTCAATAATTGTCTTGCGATTTAAATACACCTTTTGAATAGGGCGATGAAGGATTGTATGATCGTCTAAAAGCTGAAAGAAATCTTTATCGCTAGAAACGATTACCTTTTGTGAGTCTTTATAGCTTGAGTAGCGGCAAACGTATGAAATAATATCATCTGCTTCTACTTCATTTGCTAATATTTGAATGACTGGAAGATTGTTTAAATACTCAACAAGACGATGCATCTGCCAGATTTTATTTTCTTGTTCTTCTACTTCTGATAAAATTTTAATATTGCGGTTTAGGCGAATTGGGCTTCGGCCTTCTTTGTAGTTGGAATTCTTCTGTTTGCGTTTTCTACTGCCGCCAGGTCCGTCCCAACAAACAATGACTTTTGTTGGCTTAATCTCTCTCGTAAGTTTTTGTAATGACTTAAGAAAGCCAGTTGTTCCGCCAATTGGATGGCCTTCTTTTGATAATTGAGGAACTACAATATAGCTCCGCAAAAACATATTTAAGCCGTCAATGATCATTATTCGTTCTTGTTTATTGTTCACAATCTCATCTCCTTAAAATCGCCTTCGCTGGTAGAATAAACCACCTTTCTTATTCCAACCCAACGCATAGCAGCCTCGCACATTGAACAAGGTTTGCTTAAGCGCAATTCATGTTGGTTGTTGGTTCTTACAACGTAGATCGTTGCGCCTTCCGTACTGGTTCTCTCTATATTTAAAATGGAACCAAGTTCTGCGTGAACTCTGGCATGGATTTTATCTTTTTTCTTAAATCTCATCGCAAAAGAACTGAACTTGTTTTTGTTGCAAGACACATTTACAATATTTGAACCTTTTACCAAGACAGCTCCATGTCTGTGTTGATAATCGGATTGATAAGAAATGCGTTTAGCAAGGTCTATATATTTCCTTTCTTTTCGCGATAGTAATTTAGCATCGTCCATAACAATTATAATAATTTATTGTATTAGATATGTCAACTAAAATGTGTGAGGTTATTGAAGAGGGGTTGACTGGCCATTTTCTTCAGTGTCGTAAAAATCAGATGCCTTGCCGGTCCTGTCGTTAAACTTCAAGACCACTTCTTCATCCATAATCTCTAGAACACGTGTTCTGAACTTTTTACTTTGAAGCTTCTTAGTCCAATTTGCTGACTGAAACTTCTCAGAAGTGCCATCTGTGAAATGTAACTCATACCAGGCGCCAGATCGGTCTAGATGTTTTGAACCTTGAATGGCGTCAAACCAGCTTTCTTCATCAGCGACACCGACGTGATCACCCCATAAAATTTTAAACTGGCATTGGCGACCTTGAGAGCCAAAACGAGACTTTTCAAGTTTAACCTTTACTGTATTCCCTATTCTGTATCCGTGCTCGTCTAACACGAAAGATGCCTTTGCTTTGGGCCTAGTAAGCCATATACGCAGTGAATATGCGTATATCATAGCTTTTCCGCCTGGTGTCGTATAAGGCGTCGTAAGAATTTGACTGCGAGCTGTTGGGCCGCTAGGAATATTTGTTTTTAGCTGATTTAGCACCAAAAACGTAGACTGGCTATTGGCCAATGGAATGGTTAGCTTAGACATTGCCTTCGCAAGAATACGAGGTTTTACGGCCATACTGGAGTTTGGATTGAAATCGCCCTCCAAGTCTGAGATTGCGGGAGTTAAGGCCAGGCTGTCCCAAATAAACAACATTTGATTGTCGTTTGATTTTAAGAGTTCTTCCATAGTCTCCATTACAAACTCAACACTCTTTGCTTGAACATATAAAATACTAGATGCATCGCATCCAGCCTTTTCCATAAATGTAAAATCCAACGAAGATTCTGAATCAAAATAGACGACATCAATACCCATCTTTTGAGCATTTCCTGCTATTTGAGCAGCCATATAAGATTTGCCGCTAGCCTCTAGGCCCGCGATTTCAGTCACTTTTCCAACTGGAATGCCGGCAACTTTTCCACGACGAATAATGCTGTCTAGCCATCGTGAGCCAGTAGGAATCCATCTTTTTACAATTGTTGGGTTATTTTCGTCTGTGAGGTCAACAGCGACTTCTTGTCCTGCTTTCTTGTTGATTAGCTTTCTCATTTGGTCTATAGATAAGCGACCAGCAGCTTTTTTACTTTTAGCCATATTATTTTCCTACTTTAAATGCGTGGCAGCAGCTGCGGAAGCCCTTCTTACTCATTTTCATTCCTACTGTATCTCCGTGATCTTTGACTTCAAGAATGTATTTTGGGCTTCTGGTGATCAGGTTGGTAATGTCGCTGTTGTCTGACCAAAACCATACCCATCCATCTTGAATGTCTTGTTTGTGGGCGCTCACAGCGGTTTCGCTGTCGGGACCGCCGCCTTTTCCTTTAAAACGTTTGGCTATTTTCTTAATGTTCTTTAAAAAATTCTCTTCACCTTTTTTATAGATATTTTCGCTCACTTTCTTCTCCTTTTTAGTTAAGCAACATATACTGAGTTTGTTGGTGTATCTTCGTTTACTTCTGGACAAATTAAACCAAAATCATCTGTAGACTCATACCAATCGTCATACAATATATCAGGCGTCAATCTAACTTCTATTTTCTTCACTTTGTAGGATACTTCACTTAATGCTTCGTAATTAAAATGCTGCAGCCCTCCTGAAACAATTATTCTTCCGCATGTGCACTGTCTTACATCATCTTTCGTTCTAGAATAAACTATGTTTTTACACTCTCCACATTCAACAGCCTTAACTAGCACCTAATTTTCCTCCTTGTTGGTTAAATGTGGGGCATCTGTAAACCCATGCCCCCCTGCGGTTTGGGAATTAGCCCAATAGCTCAGAAAAAGCCTTATCGACCTTATTTCCAGAAGTTGGCATCGATGTAACCTCTGCTACGCTATCTGAATTATCAGAGTTCAGAAAGTTATCCAAGATATCTTGAACCTCAGTCACTGTCTTACGTGAAGCAGCGAAAAGCTCATCGAAATCTGGAATATTCTCCAACAGGCCTGCAGCTGCAGTGCTGTCCTCCAAAAGAGCAGAAGAACGGCGACGAGGAGTAATCTTCGTCTCTGGGAAAGAAGCTCCAGCTGGCTTGGTGTAAGTTACAACCAAGTCGGTGCCGGATTCTGGATCTGTGATGTCGCCGTATTCCGGGTTCATCACGAGACCAACTAGAGTTTCGTAAGCACGCTTACCGAAGCCCCAGACCTTTACACCCTGATCCTCTTCGCCGCGAACAAGAACTGGTGCGAAGAAACGCTGCTTTGCGCCGATCTTCTTGGCCATACGCTTAGACTCTTCAGAGCCTTCTTGCCAAAGAGCGCGGACGTAGCTATCCAGTGGACAGTTTTCGCCAAAATTGCGCTTTGGAGAGAGGAAACCGGGATTTCCATCGATGTAATGGAACCAGTAATCCTTAAAAGGCTCGCCGTCAGAAGGACAAACCAGACGAACAGTTTGCTCTCCTTCTTGTGGCTTCCAGAAGTTATTATTACCTCTGCCGTTGTTCTTAAGCGCTTCCTGACGGGCGCGCATCTTATTCATATCAATACCCATAATATTTCTCCTTTGTTGTTTATGGTTAAAGTCACCTTAATGGTCTTTTAAGGCGCTAATTTTTGTATTAAAGTACTGCTTTTTTCGCAATAAGCAATTAGCTTATCATATTCAGTTGAATAAACCGAATAAGTTGTCTTCATTTTATCATGTTCAATATGTGTTTTTAAATTAGTTTGTATCGCCTCCATCAAGTTTTCATCTTCTTCCAATTGTTTACTTGGAACTCCATAATAATAATTTTTTTCTCTTGGAAAGTCAAGCGAAAAAAACATTTTCTCTTCACTATTTTCGCTATCCAACAATCCTAATGTGCTTACACGCGCAGTGTTAATACGATCAGTTACTGTCGTAAGAACGGGCTCTGTGTGATTGAATACATTAATCATATGATATGTGGAAACGATCATTGTGTTTAAAGAGTCCTTAAATTTCATTATTGGAACTGACCCCATTATATCAGATATCTTTTGATTGTCAAGTAAATAAACTCTCTTAAGCAATCCAGATCGAGCATATTCCTGAAACACGTTAAAAAGTAAGTTGTTTTGAAGCTTTTTGTTTCCAACTAATTCTGTTTGTTGAGGGATTACATATATGATGGTTATTTCTGTTTTACCTTTGATTTTTTCTAAAATAGATAAAGAAGCGCCAGACACCGTACCACAACTGGTGATAAACAATGTTTCAGGCATCACCTCCTCTTGTAAATA